TATTATTGGTTTGAAAATGGATTTACTTCAGAAGAAGTAGATAAAATTCTTGATCTTTCAAAGAAATATGAATTTCAACAAGCCACTACTATATCTGGTGATCCAAAAATCATTAGAAATAGTAACATTAAATGGATGAGTCCTAGTGAAGAAACTTCATGGATTTATGACCGTTTAATGGGTTGCATTAAAGAAGCTAATAATGTTTGGAAATTTAATCTTTATTCTATTTTAGATGATATTCAATACACTGAATATAGAGGCGGGGGAGGTCATTATGATTGGCATATAGATATCGGCCCTGGTTCTACTTCTCATCGTAAAGTATCAGTTGTAGTACAATTATCTGATTCTTCAGAATATACTGGAGGTTCATTAGAAGTAAATACAGGAACTAATTCTATAAAAATTTCTAATAAAAAAGGAGCAATAATTTTATTCCCTTCATTTTTACAACATCGAGTAACACCAGTAGCATCAGGACTAAGAAAAAGTTTAGTATTATGGGCTGGAGGTGAACATTTTAAATAAAATGATAGATAATTTAGTTAAATTAGTTTTAAATAAAGGAGGTTACGTATCTCATTTAAAAATTCCTTCTACTGCTAGTAAAGGAACTGGCTTATGTAACCCTTCTATTTTTGTAGATAATGATGGAACTATTTTACTTAATTTGAGAAATGTAGGATATGCTCTTTATCTTTGTGAAAATGAACAAAAATTTCAAGGACGTTGGGGACCATTAGCTTATCTTCATCCTGAAAATGATCCTCATTTAAGAACAACTAATTTTTTGTGTACTTTAGACCCTACAACTTTAGAAATTAATTCATATAAACAAGTTGACACATCAGAATTAGATATTATACCTGTATGGGAATTTATAGGTTTAGAAGATGCTAGAGTAGTTCGTTGGGGAGGTAGTTTATATATAACAGGAGTTAGAAGAGACACAAAAACTAACGGAGAAGGCAGAATGGAACTTTCTGAAATAGATAGCTTAGAATCAGCTAATGAAATTTCTAGAGTTAGAATAGAACCTCCTAATAATCCTGATTCATATTGTGAAAAAAATTGGATGCCTATAAATGATATGGATTATCACTATATTAAATGGGCTAACCCCGCAGAAATTGTAAAAGTTGATCCTATTAATGGAACTAGTGAGACTGTATTTTTAGGAGAATTTAAAGAAATTGATAAAAACAAAGATTTAAGAGGAGGCTCTTCAGTAGTTAAATGGAAAGATTATTATTTATGTGTTGTTCATGAAGTAGATTTTTGGCAAAATGAAAATAATAATAAAGATGGTATTTATAATCATCGAATTTTAGCATACGATGAAAATTGGAATATAGTAAAATACTCAGATGTGTTTAAGTTTATGACAGGTAGAATTGAGTTCGTTTGTGGAGCTGCGGTTATTGAAAATGATTTAATTATTACATATGGATTTCATGATAATGCCGCTTTTGCGTTAAAAATCCCAGAAAATGTTGTGGAGGAACTAATTAATGGATAAAATATTAAAAAACTTTATAGAAAAACCGTACGATCCTGAATCTAATCTTTGGTTTGGAGAACAGTATTATCAAGAAGAACATAAAGCAGCTGCTTTAACACTATTTTTAAGAGCAGCAGAGTATAGTCTTGATAAAAATAAAGATTTAACCTATGAATCTTTAATTAAAGTAGCATTGTGTTTGAAAGGGTTAGAAGGTAGGCCGCACTCTGTAAGAGGAGCAATTTTAAATGCTATTACTTTTGATAGAGAACGACCTGAAGCCTATTATCATTTAAGTTATGATCACCAAGTAAAAAATGAATGGCAAGAATCTTATTTAGCAGCCGTTCAAGGTTTAGATAAGCTAAAAAATCTTAAATCTACATTAACTGATATAGATTTTCCGGGTGAATATGCTTTGATTTTTCAAAAAGCAGTAGCAGGGTGGTGGATAGGATATTGGGATGAATCTAAAGCTTTATTTAGATATATTTTAGATAATTTTTCAATGCGTGATGAATTTGTTACAGCTTGTTACAATAACTTAGCTAAGATTAATGGAACTTTATGTCCTATATTGAATTACACAAAAGAAAATCATTCAAAGTTAAGATATAAATTTAAAAATTCAGAAAAAATTGAAAAAAATTATTCTCAAACATATCAAGATTTATTTATTTTATCTATACTTAATGGAAAAGAAAAAGGCACCTATGTTGAAATAGGAGCAGCCGATCCATTCCATAATAACAACACAGCTCTATTAGAGAAAGATTTTGGATGGACAGGAATATCTTTAGAAATTAATGAAGAAGAAGTAAATAGTTTTAATTCTAAGCGGAATAATAAATGTGTTTTACAAGACGCATTGAAAACTAACTATGAAAAATTATTTGTAGAAAATAACTTAGACACAGTTATAGATTACTTACAGTTAGACATAGAACCTGCTGAAAATACGTTCAATACTTTATTATTAATCCCTTTTGAAAAATATGAATTTAGAGTAATTACTTTTGAACATGATTATTATCTAAACCATTCTGTAGACTATAGAAGACTTTCAAGAAAATTCTTAGAATCTTTAGGATATGTAAGAGTAGTAGGAAATATATCTCCAGATCAAAACAGTCCATTTGAAGATTGGTGGGTAAATCCAAATTTAGTAGATCCTGAAATTTTAAAAACAATGACTGATCTTTCAGACGAAACTAAAAGAGCAGATCAATATATGCTTGTATGATTAATCAAGATTGGAAAATAACCCCATACGCTACTATGGAATTTACGACAAATCTCCCTAAAAAAGGGTGTGTTGTTGATTGTATATTTTGTCCTCAAAGAACATTAGTTAAAAACTATAATGGAAATAGACATTTATCTTTAGATGATTTTAAAAAAATATTAGATAAAATTCCTATTGATGTTAGAATTACATTTGCTGGCTTTACAGAACCTTGGACTAACAGACACTGTACTGATATGTTGTTGTATGCTTATGAAAAAGGTTATAAAGTAGCAGCATTTACAACAGCTATAGGAATGACAGTAGAAGATGTAGAAAAAATTAAAGATATTCAGTTTGATAGTGGGCCAAATGCCGGATTTGTATTACATTTACCTGATCAAGAAAGAATGGCAAAACATCCTATTACTTCTCGTTATATAGAAGTAATTGAAACTTTTGGGAAATATAGAGATAGTTTTAACCCATTTTATTTAATGTCTATGGGAACCGTTCATGAATCTGTTAGACACGTATTTGATCGTGTTCCCAACCCCGAAATGTGGTCAAGAGCTGGTAATTTGATTGGTGAAGCTATTATGAAACCTGAGTTATTAAATGTAAAAGAATTATTTAGATCTGTATATCATGGTGAATCACCAAAAACTTGTGGATGTTTAGAAAATTTATATCATAATGTGGTACTTCCTAACGGAGATGTATCTTTATGTTGTATGGATTATTCTTTGAGCTACATTTTAGGTAATATGTTCACACAAAGTTACGAAGAAATAGTTCCTAAGTTAAATACTTGTTATGATATGTGTCGTTATTGTGAAAATGGAATAAATCCTAATTAAAATATATTAAAATTAAATTATGACTAATAAAGAAATTATTGATGAAGCCTACAATTTAGGAATGATGCAGAATTTGTATGAGATTGAAAATGCTCTTGAATTCGTAAAAAAATTAAAAGTAAAAAACTTTATGGAAATTGGTACAGATCAAGGAGGAACTTTTGTGTGTTGGAGTCGAGTATCAGATCCTAATGGTCTTCAAATAAGTGTAGATTGGGCTCACGGTCCATGGGGTAAAAATACTTTCGACATTCAAGCTAGAAATAATAAGCTTTCTAGTTTAGGATCAAATATTCATATTTTAGATGGAGATTCTCATACTGAATCTATGTACAATTCTATTAAATCTATCATAGGAGACAAAAAATTAGATTTTTTATTTATTGATGGTGATCACTCTCATCTGGGTGTAAAATTAGATTATCATATGTATAAAGAATTTGTTAAACCAGGTGGATGGATTGGATTTCATGATATAAAAGATACTGAAAACCACCATAGTCAAGGATGTTTTGTTGACACTTTTTGGAATGAATTACCAGGAGAAAAAACATGGTTTTTAGCAGATTCAAATTGGGGAGGAATAGGTTTTATTCAAAAGTAAAATGAAAAAAATAGCTTTAATAAGTACATTTTGCGATACTGATGAAAAAATTCAAGTATTAATAAATAATACTAAAATTTTAAAATCTTTAGGAGTAGATGTAATGGTTAACAGCCCTATTCCTTTTGATACAACGATATCTAGTCATTTTGATTTTTATTTTCAAACTAAAGAAAATCCAATTTTATCATGGCCTGAAAGAATAATGGCTCATTGGAAGACATACCCCGGACCAAATGGAAAAGAAACTAGAATGGTTAGAGGTCTTAAAGATTATGGATGGGCTGCATTATATCAAATGAAAAAACTTTCTGAGATAGCATCTACTTTCGACTATGATATATTTTACCATGTTACTTATGATATAGATATAGATTCCAACATAATTGAAGAAATAGTGAGTAATAAGTTTAATATTATATATCCTGTTAAGACAGAACATGGAACATGGCCCGCAAGTCCTGTATTTTGTAGTTTTGATAAAAATAATCTTAAAAATATAGCTAATGATATAGAATATCAAAAATATATAGATTCAAGTCATGGTATGATACCAGAAGACTGGATTTTTTCATGGATTGAAAAATTTAATTTAACACATTCTTCTTATCACGTTAAAGATAAAATATCACTTAGTAAATATGAAAATGAATATTCAACAAAGTTCAAAGACATTTTTGATTTTTCTGAAGATGATAATTATTCTTTATTTTTTACAAAAGATAAGTCAGTTGAAGTTGAAATATCTGTAATGTTTTATCAAATTAATAAAAATTCTAAAATTAGTTTAATTGTTAATGGAGAAATAATTTCAGAAGATCCTAAAGATTTAGAAGTAATTAAAACTAATATTACTCATAATACACTTCAAAAAATTGAAGTTATTTCTGATGGAGTATTAAAAGATTACACTAAACTATATTTTGATTGTGTTTTTAACGAAATTTACCAATATTAATTACATGGATAATAAACCAAAAATATATGTCCATGGTTCATATATAGGAACCACCGGTTATAACCAACATACTAGAGATTTTTTTAGAGAAATATCTAAATATTTACAACTAAAAATTAGAAATTTTACTGTAGGTAAATCATGGGATGGTCTTAATGATACTCCTCATGATGGGGAAGAATATTTAAATGATGTAGATAAATCTCTTTTATATAAACAAAGATTATGGATTGATAGCAGTAAAATGGAAGATTTTAAAATCTATCCATCTTTAAAAAAAGAATTTAGCCATGACATTGATTTAGTTTTAAATGAGACTAATCATTATTTGTTTTATCAGAACTATAATAGACCTAAAATAGCATATAATGTTTGGGAATCAACCTTACAACCTGAAGAATTTTTTAATAGATTAAAAGAATTTGACGAATTATGGGTTCCTTCAAAATGGCAAAAAGAATGTTCGGTAAAACAAGGTTATGATGAAAATAAAGTTAAAGTTGTTCCTGAAGGTGTAGATGTTTATACTTTTTACCCTGAAGAAACTACTCATGAATTAACATCTGATGGCAGATTTAAATTCTTTTTAGCAGGTAGATGGGATTATAGAAAATCTACTAAAGAAATTATTGAAACTTTTTTAAAAACGTTTGATAAAGACGAACCTGTTGATTTAATTGTTTCAATAGATAATATGTGGGGTAAAGATATGGATGGGTTTGAAACAACCGAAGAAAGATTGGCCCACTATAATTTAATAGACCCCAGAATTAAAATAATTCACTTTCCATCTAGAGAAGATTACATTAAAATATTAAAGTCATGTAACGTGTTTGTATCTTGTGCTCGTTCTGAAGGATGGAATTTACCTTTAATTGAAGCTATGGCATGTGGAATACCATCTATTTATTCCAATTGTTCAGGTCAGCTAGAATTTGCAGAAGGTAAAGGAATACCAGTAAATATTTTAGAAGAAAAACCAGCAGATACTAATTCATATGCTAGGTATAAAATGAGTGATCTTCCAGGTAATTATTATGAACCTGATTTTGAACATTTATCTCAACAAATGAAGTTTGTTTATGATTTTTACGAACAAGTTAAATCTAAATCTTTAGAAGAATCTGAAGAAATTAGACGTGATTTTAGTTGGGAAAAAATAGGAGAAATTGGATATCAAACATTAATAGAATTTTATCAAAATCACCCTTATACTCCTACAAAAAATGAAATAAAAATTAGTTATTTAGATGGTCCTAAAGTTGAAATAGTAGGAGATAACAATGAGGAATATCATATTGAATTTTTAGATGAAAACGATAATGTTATCCATGAAAGTACTATTAAAAATAATATGTGGACATTATGTAGTCGAAAATATTATACTAAGTGGAAAATTAAAGTTAATGGAAATATTGTAGATGAATTTGATCTTACTAATAAACGTGTATTAATTGGGTTAGAATCAAAAAGTATTGGTGATACTATTGCTTGGACTCCATATGCTGTAGAATTTGCTAAAAAACATAATTGTAAAGTAATTTTAAGTACATTTCATAACGAATGGTTTAAAGGATTAGAATCTTATAAAGATATTGAGTTTATAGAACCAGGACAATCAACCGAGTGTCATGTTATATATAAAATAGGGTGGATGAGAGGTGATTCTGGAAAATGGGATAAATTTGATTGTTATCCTAACTATCCAAATACTCAACCTTTACAAAAAACAGCATCAGATATTTTAGGTTTAGAATTTAAAGAATTAAATTATGGCATAAATTTTACTTCTAAATCTAAATCAACTCAAACAGATTATGTTGTTATTGCTCCTGAATCTACTGCGGGTTGTAAGGAATGGCCTTATGATAGTTGGGTAGCATTGTCTAAAATGTTGCGTGAATTAGGATATACTGTAGTTACACTTACTAGTAAACCATATAATGTAAAAGGTAATTTAAATATTCATGGTAAAACATTAAATGAATCTATGGATATTTTATACAATGCTAAATTTTTAGTAGGACTAAGTTCAGGACTATCATGGATAAATTGGGCTTTAGGAAAACAAACAGTAATGATAAGTGGTTTTTCTCAAAAAGATCATGAATTCCAAAGTAACAATATAAGAATTCAAAATGAACACGCTTGTAACTCATGTTGGTCAAACACAAATTTCAATTTTGACGCGGGTAATTGGAATTGGTGTCCTATTTGGGAAGGAACAGATAAACAACATATATGTGAAAAATCTATTTCTCCCTTAATGGTATTTAATTCTTTAAATATTTTATTATAACACCATTTTACAAGTCTTTTTCCATATTTATCACTAGAAACAATCTAATAAAATGGCAGAAGTACTATTATCTCCGGGTGTATCATTGAGAGAAAACGACACCTCTCAAATAACTTCAGGTCCTATTACAGCAGGGTTAGCTTTAGTAGGTCCTACTGTTAAAGGTCGTGTTAATATTCCAACACTTGTAACAACTTACTCAGATTTCCAAAGTAAATTTGGTGATTTGTTTGAAAGTGAGTCAGCAAATTACGAATTTTTAACATCCATATCAGCTTATAACTACTTCCAACAAGGTGGTGAAAGTATTTTAGTAACTAGAGTTGCATCTGGTTCTTATACTTCAGCAACATCATCTGTTATTAATGGAAGTTTAACAACAGGAGCATCAGTTACTGTTAGTAATGCTAGTATAACTCCTTTTATTAGTCCAACTGGTTCTTTTTCAATTAATGGAATTACAATTGCAGTAACAGGAAGTACTTTACTGGTTCTTTTTCAATTAATGGAATTACAATTGCAGTAACAGGAAGTACTTTACCTGCTAATACAGCAACAACAATATTTGTACCTTCTGGTTCAAATGCTTCTGCTTCTATTGGTAATATTATAACATATTTTAATGCTAGTTCATCAGCAACTGCTTACAGCTCAGCATTACAATATATTGTAGCTAGTGTTTCTGGATCTGGTGCTGGTTTGTTCTTCAATACAACATCATCATTACTTGGAACATATTTTAATGCAGCTACATTAAACGCTTATACTTATGTATCTTCAAGTACTACTACTTTGTTTAGTGGCGCTACAAATGCTACAGTAGCATTTACATTAGAAACTATTTCTGAAGGTATTATAATGAATAATAACCAAGGAACATTATCAAATGGTGCTTTAGTAAGTGGTAGTATCGATAACGTAAGATGGCAGGTTGTTAGCCCTGATAGTGCTAGTGGAACATTTACTTTATTAGTTCGTCAAGGTAATGACACAACTACTAATCCTAATGTATTAGAAAGCTTTACTAACGTAAGTTTAGATCCAAACTCACCAAACTATATTGAAGCAGTTGTAGGTAACTTTAAACAAAATACAGCTTACGATAGCTCAACAGGTCAGTATTACATTCAAACTTCTGGTTCTTATGCTAACGCTTCTCGTTACGTAAGAGTTAAAGAAGTATTGACTCCTACTTACAATTATTTTGATAATAATGGTATTGCAAAATCTCAATACTTTAGTTCACTTCCTCTTGCTGGATCTGGAAGTTTCGGTGGAGCAACAGGTAATGATTTAGATTATGTTACTAACTTGTATCAAAATATTGGTACTGTTACTCAAGGATTAACAGCAACTGATTATGCGATTGCTGATGATATTTTAGCAAACCCAGATGAATATAACTTCCAATTAGTTGCCACTCCTGGTATTACTCAACAATACCAATCAGGTGTAGTAGCTCAATACATTGCTTTGTCTGAAAATAGAAGTGATTGTTTCTATATTACTGACTTAGTAGGATATGGAGCAACAATTGCAACTCCTGGAATTTATGCTAATCAGTTAAATACTAACTATGCTGCAGCTTACTGGCCTTGGGTTCAAGTATTAAGCCAAGCTACTGGTAAATTGGTTTGGGTTCCTGCTTCAACTGTAATGCCTGGTGTTTACGCATTCAACGATAGAGTAAGTGCTGAATGGTTTGCTCCTGCTGGTTTGAACAGAGGTGGAGTTGCAGGTGCTTTACAAGCTGAAAGAAAGTTAGGCACAAACGATCGTGACACTTTATATCAAAATAAAGTAAACCCAATCGCCAGCTTCCCTGGCGTAGGTTTAGTAGCTTACGGACAGAAAACATTACAAACTAAAGCTAGTGCACTTGATCGCGTAAACGTTCGTCGTTTGTTGATTAACTTGAAGAGATACGTTAGAGTAGTTGCTGAATCATTGTTATTCGAACAAAATACTTTAACTACTAGAAATAACTTCGTTTCTCAAGTAAATCCTTACTTAGAAAGTGTTCAACAAAGACAAGGTCTTTACGCTTACAAGGTAGTAATGGATGATAGTAATAACACTCCTGATGTAATTGATAGAAACCAGTTAGTAGGAGCTATTTATATTCAGCCTGCTAAAGCAATTGAATATATTTACATTACCTTCAACATTACTCCTACTGGTGTAACTTTTGGAGCATAACATATTTATTAACAGACTAAAAAACAAAGAGAAATGCCAGTATTAAATCCTAACGAAATAATGTTTACTGCCTTCGAACCGAAGGTAAACAACAGATTCTTGATGACTATTCAAGGTGTACCTTCATACTTGGTTCATAAAGTAAAGTTTCCTGAAATTAACTTAAATGAAATTACTATAGACCATATCAACGTTTATCGTAAAGTTAAAGGAAAAGCTAGATGGCAAGATATGACTATGAATCTTTACGATCCTGTAACTCCAAGTGGTGAACAGGTATGTATGGAATGGATTCGTTTATCACACGAATCAGTAACGGGTCGTGATGGTTACTCAGATTTCTATAAAAAAGATATCACTTTGAGTGAATTGGGCCCTGTTGGTGATGTTGTTGGTGAATGGATTATTAAAGGTGCATTTATCAAACAAGCTTCTTTTGGAGATGGCGATTGGAGTCAAGGTGAACAATATAAAGACATCACTTTAACACTCGCTATGGATTATTGCATCCTGAACTACTAAAATATATACTCAAAAAGTACAAAGGAAGTCTGGCTTTTGCCAGACTTTTTTTGTTTGTATATATTTATTATCGTAAATAAGTTATTATGAATGAATTTAAATTTCCTACCGAAGTTATAGACTTACCTAGCAAAGGTTTAGTTTATCCTGAATCAAATCCATTAAGTTCAGGAACTGTTGAATTAAAATATATGTCTGCTAAAGAAGAAGACATTTTAACTAACCAAAACTTTATTGAAAAAGGTATTGTGGTTGACAAATTATTACAATCAATGATTGTAAATAAAGTTAACTATGATGACTTAATTTTAGGTGACAAAAATGCTATTTTAATTGCAGCTCGTATTTTAGGATATGGTGCCGATTATCCTGTTGAAGTAACAGATAAGTATGGAAGAAAAATCCAAACAGTTATGAATTTAAGTGAATTAAAAAATAAACCTTTTAAAGAAGAATTATTCGAAAAAGGTAAAAACGAATTTAATTTTATTTTACCTCAAAGTAAAGTAACAATTACATTTAAACTTTTAACTCATAAAGATGAATTAAAAATTGATGAAGAAATTAAAGGTTTAAAAAAGTTAAGACCTCAAGAAAGTTTTGATGTTACTACACGTTTAAAACACACTATTCTCGCGATTAATGGTGATAGTAACACGGAAAAAGTTAGAACGTTCGTAGATAACATGTTATTACAAGATTCACGAGCTCTGCGCAAGTATATTGGTGAAATTACTCCCGATCTTGACATGACTTTTAATTATGAAGATTCAAAAGGAGACATGGTGGAGGGTGTCTCTATGCCTATGAATATCAACTTTCTTTGGCCTGACGCCAACCTATAGGTCTGTTTTTATGAATGAAATCCATGATTTAGTTTATCATGGAGGTGGAGGATTTATTTACAGTGAAGTATGGCAAATGCCTGTTATGACTAGACGTTACCATATTAATAAGATTAATGATTTTTTACGAAAAAAGGCAGAAGCTGAAGAAAAAGCAATGAAAGGATCTAATACTATAGATGCTAAAACTTATGCTAAATCAGTAGATGTTCCCGACTTTGTAAGTAAAGTAAAAAAGTAGTATTTTAAATATTTATTATTATGGCTATTGATCAATTAGGAAGAGACAGTGTAGAACAATCTAGACAACAATTGGGATATTCCCAACAACTGACTCAGGAACTTGGCCAACAACAAACTCTTGCAGCACAATTAAATGCAACATATGGTAACAGTGTTTCCGAAGTTAAAAGAATTAGTGAAGAATTTAAAACAGCAAGAAACGAAGCATCAGAATTGTCAGAAGCTATTAAAGAACAATTAGAAGCTTTAAAAAAAACTAACGAATTTTCTAGTAGATATGCTGATTTAAATGAAAAAATAAAAAAAGCTGGAAAAGAATTTAATGACAATAGAACAAAATCAATTGACTTAGAAAGTAATCTTGGAAGTCAAGCTCAAAAATTAGCACAACAATATGTAGATGGTTTAACAGCTAGATATAAAATAGATGAAAAACTTAATGAATTAGCTGAAAAAAAGTTTGCTTATGAAGATACTTTAAGAAATACAACCAATCCTGATTTAATTAGGCAAGCTAGAGAAGAATACTTCCAAGCTGGATTAATTGTAAAAAAACTTAAAGATCAATTAGAAGTTGTTAGTCAAATCAATTTATACTATGCTTTATGTAGATAAACTTAAAGAATTTCCTGGAGTAAAAGCTAGTCTTGATTTTATTACTACACAATTAAATACTATTGGAATTAGCTTCCAAGCTATTTTAAAAAATGTATTAGCTTTAGATAAAACATTAACAGATTTTGGAAAATCAGTACAAGTAAGTAAAGAAGGAGCAAGAGAATTAGCAAGTAGTTTTCAAGAGGCATCATTTAGAGCATCAGAACTTAATAGTAATGTTTCTAGTGCTCAAGCTAGTATTAAAAACCAAATAGAAGCTAATAATGAATTAAATGCAAGTTTAGGAACTGGTGCCTTATTTACAGCTCAATCTAGAATGGATCAGATTGAAATTGTAAAAGGAATGGGTTTACAAGCTGAAGTTGGTTCAAAATTATATCAATTAGGTAAGTTAAATGGAATGACTGCTCACCAAACAGCAGCAGCTATTGGTGATCAAGTAGTTAACGTACGAAAAGCAACTGGAGTAACGTTAGACTATAGAAAAATTTTAACAGATGTAAGTAAAGTAAGTGGTCAATTAGCAGTACAATATAAAAACAATCCTGAACTTATAGCACAAGCAGTTACACAGGCTCATCTTTTAGGATTAGAATTACAACAAACTGCTAAAATGGGAAGTAGTTTAGTTGATGATTTTGCAGGAAGTTTAGGTAGAGAATTAGAAGCTGAACTCTTATCTGGAAAACGATTAAATTTAGAACAAGCAAGATACTTAGCCTTAATGGGTGATAGTGCGGGTGCTGCTAAAGAATTGATGGATAATGTTGGAGGCATAGAAGAATTCCAACGATTAAATGTACTCCAACAAAAAAGCTTAGCAGCAGCAATAGGATTATCAACAGACGAATTATCAGATGCTTTATTTAAACAAGAACAATTAAAAGGAACATCGTTTGAAACAGCTGCTGCTTTTGAAGAAGCTGCTAGAGCAGCTGCAAGAACAGGTGATTATACTAAATTAAATGCTGAAATAGCCAGAGCCGCTAACGGTGAAGAATTAACAAAACAAGCATCTCAAATAAGTAACCAAGAAAAATTTCAAATGGCTATAGAAAAGTTACAAGAAACTTTAGCTAATATGGTGAATGGTCCTTTAGGATTAATGATAGATAAAATTGCTACATTAACTAGTAAAGCCGGGTTCTTGAAAACTGTAATGGCCGGAATAGCAGCTATAATAAGTATAAACATAGTAGGGGGATTAATAAGTGTAGGAAAAGGAATAGCATCTTCAATCCAAAAATTTGCTTTCTTAGCAGCTGAAGCAACATTTTTTAATTCGATGATGACTTTTGGATTAGGATTAGCAGTAGCCGCGGCAGCAGCAGGAATTGGATACAGTATAATTAATTCATTATCTGATGGTGAAGCTAACGTAAGTGCTGCTGGAGGAGGTGGAGGAGGAATAAGTATTCCTAATTCTGGAGCAAGAGGAGATAAAAATATTAATATCAATCTTGTAAATGAAAACACAACTTACGTTGGAGGACAAAAAATGTCTCAATTTAACACTGAATCACAAAAAACTATCAATACAA